TACGCAGATATCCTTTCTTAGGAATACCAATGCCTAGCATTAGCAAAGGTGTAGATGGTGATCTAGTTTGTTTTAATTTTATCTTAACTTCTTCTGTATCAAAACATGCACAATAACCAGTTCGATAACCTAGCATATTAGCACTTAAGGCTAACATACCAGAAGCAATACCAATTGCCATCCACTGATCTCTTTCCACTAATTGTTGCAGTTTTTGAGGTGTAGCCGATTCTGAATGTAATGCTAAGTATTCTGGTGCTCTAGTATTGCTTACTTTATAATCCTCAAACACTACTAACAGATTTGCAAGAACTTGCGAATTGTACTCGGCTTCAGATAAGTCCTCGTTTGTATAAAACCCTTTAGTAGTTTTAAAAATATCTTGTATAACATCTCTATCAGTTATAAACGACACTTTATAATGTGCAATATTTTGTTTGCTCGGACTTTGTGTCACGGCGTGGATTAAAGTGTCTAGATCTTCTTGTGGAATTGAAACTTCTGTGTCCCAATTTCGTTGACATTTTTGACTCTTTGTTACAGCACCTTGTATATGTTGATGTAATTCTAAAGTTTTTTTCATAATATTATTTGTTTAACCAATAAGAGTATTCTCTTTTGAAACGGTTTGCTATTAATAAGTGTTCGTCTTCAGTATGGTGTGTTATTGCCCATTTAAAAAATTCTGATGTTATTGTACTTTCTTTTATCGGATAATGATAATGTTCACCTGATATATAATTCATTGTGCTTTGTGACGAAGGATCTGGCCAAAAAGGATATACAAAACACAAATTAATATTGTTGTCATCACAGTATTTTTTTAAAAACATTAAATTGGACAATCTATCGTGTATGTACTTAAAGTCTGCATGATATTTAAGATATGTTTGAAAGCCTTGCTTATGCTTACCTATTATTTCATCAGTATCAAACCATACACTAGTCCTAATTTTTCTGTAAACTTTCTCTGATATTTCGTCTGCTTCGTCTTCTTTTTCACTTGTCCAATGCATATAATCCATATAATCTTTGTTTTTGTATAAAGTATCAAAGTCAGTATGATCGGCAAACTGTGGAGAGTCCATTGGGTCTGCTTTATTAATCTCTACAATATCTCTATAGAAATTTGTAACAAAAAATATACAATGTGTATAGTTGCCAGTCATTAATTCTTGTAATGTTACAAATGTTGTTGTGCTAATATCTGAACCACCTATTCCGACAGATACAGCATCGTTATCTAACTGCTGACACCAATGTTTAAAAAGTAAATTTTGTCTGAAGCCTGTTCCTAGATTTGACTCAGGCCAATCTATATACGGTCTAGATTCTTGATGACCATAAGAATGGTCTGGGAATTGTGCAAAACTGTCACCACCGACTAATAACTTCATATTAGTATTTATTTGCGTTTAGTAATTCTTTTAGGCTTTCGAGGTTTATTGTTTTGGAATATCTGATCTTCGTTTATCACTTTAAACCGTATGCCTTTACGTTTACACCATTCTTGTGCCGCTGTCCACTTAGCGGCGTTTATATGCGTTTGTATGGCTTGTCCTCTGCTACGAGCATTCTCTAATGTAGTTTGATTAGCAGGTTTAATCTCTATAAGTTCTACATTATGATTGCCATTTTTATCAGTATACTGTATCATAAAGTCTGGTACATAGTTTGCATATTTGCCTGTTGTTGGATTAAGATATGGAATTTTTACATTCTCACTTGCCCATTTAGTAATGTTAGGATGAGCATCGCACATTCTCATGAATGCTAACTCCCAACTGCTTCTGTAGAAAGGGTTTTTATTCCCTGCATACTTTTGGCGATTCTCGACGGTATAGTTACCTTGTGCAAACTTTGGCATAATAGTATTTATTAATTTAAGGTTGTATTAATGCGGATGCTTTACTTTTAGAATTAACAGTTGGTGTTGACACACTGATTCTACTGCCTTCGGGTCTTTGTAAATTAATGGCGTTATAGGCGTCTGTTGTTAATTGTAATGAAGCATCTGAGTCTTTAAAAAATTCTAATACATCTGTATCAAGTTCAATAGCAACTGTGATTAACACTGGTGCTAATGCTTTTGCATTTGCTTTTTTAAACCCAATTTTTTCTAGTTTACTTTTGATCATATCTAGATGTTGTTGATTCATTGTATCAACCGGGTTGGAAAATTTTTCTAGTAACTCTGCAGATGCCTGCGGTAATGGAAAATCAATAGTTGAATTATCTATGTATGCTGTTAGCATGCCTCTCTTAACTTGATAAGATATTTCATTTCCAAAAGTATCGTATAGTGATGCACTCATTATATTGTTCTGCCTAGTTTATCTCGTTGCTGACCAGCGTCTTTGCCTTTTTTCTTTTCTTGTGGCGGCTGAGGTTGTGGTTGGCTTCTTCTTTCTGCATCTAATAGATCAGCGGCATTCATTGGTTGACCTGCTTTTGCTCTATATGGTGCTCTTGCATCTTGGCCATCGACGAATTCATTTTTAGCAATATTATCTGTAGCATTTCCAGTTCCGTATATGCTAAACTTTTTAAGATCTATTTCGTCTAAAGGACTTTCTATTACTTTACCTACAGTAAAATTCTCATATTCAAATTCTACTGAGAAAGAATTTACTTCGTTTGCACTATGATCTATCTCACCAAAGTCCATTGATACAATAGTAGGTCTGTGCAACGTAATTTCTCTGCCTTGTTGACCGTTTACAACAACCATTCTAATAGCATCAAAAAGATGAGGTGTATCGTTTGCATCAAAGCCTGATGCTCCACTTGGAAATGAGTCTGACATAAATTTTGAATTTCTTGTCCATGTGTCTGAAGAAGTAGGTATTGCTTTCTCACCTAGAATAGTACCGGACTTACCTGTCTGCCTAGGATTCATAAAGTTGTATGCATAATAAGTCATTAACATTTCATACCAGTCATTTGTAACTGTATCATACATTTGCATTGTTACTGGTTGTAATTCCACACCAGTTTGAACAACACGTTTAATGTTATATTGATTCATTACTTCTGTTTTAAATGCTAATTTAGGCATTGTGGCTTCTCGAGTGAAACCTGCTAAATCATTACGCATATTAGGTATGCCGATATTGATTGCTTCGGCCTTTAATGCAGGATTAATATAAAATTCTGCAAAGCCATTGAATTTTAATCTAGGAGGAAAGTACCCTACTGAAAGGTGCTTTGCATTGAATACATCACTAAAATATAATCCATTGCCCTTTTCTCCGAAATTCTTTCTCATGCTTTAATGTCCTGTATGATAAGAACAGGAGTAAAAAAACTCCTGTTCAGATTCTTTTCAGACGAACTACTGTTAGTTATTAACTATCAGCAGGATCATTTGTATTTCTTGCTGGTGCTGTCTGTGGGAACGGATCACCGCCCTCTTTTCTTGCGTCAACAGTAGATGCATCATCAACGTGCAATGCGTTATCGTAACGTAATGTCATTGAAATTGTAACTGGGTCGTTAGCAGTATAATCAGTATCGCTGTAATCAACGTTCTGAATAAATGCGCCTTCTAACTTCCAACTTTCTGTTGCGTCAGCACTCTTACCATCTAAAATCTCAATGTAGCAATCGAATTTGTAGTCTCCGCCTGCTGAGAATGATGTCTGGTCGAAATGGTTAAGTTGCCTTTGAAGTTGTTCACCAACTTTCTTAGTAACTTTGTTAGTAATGTCGTCTCTAATAATGATTGTTACTGGATCCCACACATGTTTGCCTGCCACATATACTTTAGAATTATATGAGTCAATTATTACTTCCTCATGTGTTAATTTAGGTCTTGTAACATTCTGAACATTTTGCGTGAGAGAGAATAAATCTTGTCCGCCACCAAAGTTATTATCAAAGGTTATCCTAAATCTAAATTTTAATTTAGGTTGTAAGATACCCAAAGGTGTTGAACCATCAATAGGAACACCAAACTTTGATTTAGTTGGGTTTACTTGTGTTGCCATATTTGCTCTCCTATGCTATAATATACTTTTATTTATCACAATCAGCATAAAAACATTAACTCTAGTTTTAATATCACAAAAAAAAGGGGCCTAAAAAGACCCCTTTAAAGTTTAGTTTAAACTTAACTATTACCTGAAGTTCCCAAAGTGTTTTGGATTCTAATTGGTATGTAGATAAATTCTACTGCTTTTATTGGTTGAACTGCTACATCTATGTGTAACTCATTACGATCAATTCTTGCAGGTGTGTTGTTAGTATCATCACACACTACTAGGTAGTCAAAAAGACCTCTTTGACTTACAAGACCGTCAAGTAATCTTGACACAACACTAAATGCATTGTTTCTTGTAATTCTATCGTTTTGTTCAAACAAGAAAGGCTTAACAGCATCATCAAGTTGCTCTCTTAGATATATAACTAAACGTGAAACGTTTACTCTATCTAAAGCACTTGCACTTGCATTAAGTGTTTTCTGTCCAAAGATTGAAATTCCTCTTCCTGGGAAGTTTGAAATTGGATTTACTTTATTCAAGTAATAACTATCTCTTTGTCCTTCATTCAATGCTACTGGTGTAAATTCGCCTTCTTTTGCTTTCAAGTAACCAACTGAGGATGCGTTATTAACAACACCTCTTTGGAAACCTGCTGGAGCAAACCATGGGAATGATACCTGATCATTAAATGCAAAAGTTCTTAATGCCATATGTGATCCTGGAACCATTACATTCGTGCCATCTAGGTTCGTTGTTAAACCATGTGGGTAGTAAACAGCCATTTCTGATGATTTTGTTAGCATACCATCTTCGCCATTTTCTACTGCATTTCCTGTATTGTTAATCCAGTTTTTAACACTTGTAGAATCATCTGCTAATCTAAATGGAGCATCTGCAATACTGAATACAGTATTCTTTCTGTCTACACCTAAAGTTAATAGTTCATCTGATAGTTCAGGATAACCTGGAACTGCCGCAATGTTAAATCTATTTGTTTCATTTCTTATTTCTTGGTTGCTAGTTACTGCTGACTGTAAAGCCTTAGTAACTGCTCTTCTCTGTGCTTTTCGTAGTAAGTGTGGTGAACCGTCTGACTTGTTACCTGACTCACCAACCCAAATATTTGTTAATGGAGATGCGCCACCATGATCATATGATGCCATATACTTCTTAACATTACCACCACTTGCTCTATAGTTCCATCCTAAGATGCCACTTGGATAAAGTGCCGCATTTGGTACGTCTGCATCTAATGAAGCAGTTGCTGACTGTCTAAAGTCTGCAAATACTACGCCGTCTGCTGATGATTGATCAGTCATATCGATCAATACCCATTTGCTTGAGGTTGCGTTATATCTGTAAAGTTTAAGATTTTCTGTATCACCTGAGTCTAACCAAATATCTCCAGTAACTAATGAACCTGCGTCGCTTTGGACAGTTGGCTCAGTTGCTTTAGTTTGGAAATCTTTTGTCAATGTTACCCAAGCAGAACCATTATGCTCTAACAAGTCAATGTTAGTAGTGCTGATATCAGCATCATACCATAGTTGACCATTAGCAGTAGTTCCTACAGGTGCAGTTGCACTTGCAGTATAGGCTATTGCCTTGAAGTTACTTGCTGTTGTCGCCGTAAAGTTAATGTCAGTTAGTGAAAAACTGGAAGGTCCTTCTGCTACTCTGATATCTTTACCATTTGAGTTTACTAATTGTACTTTACCTGCATTATTACTTGCAGTAATTTCATTTGCATACGTTGTAGTAACGTTAGCACCTGATAATGCCGCTTGAATATCAGTAACAATATTGTCTATTGATAGTTTTCCTGCTGTTTCACTAGTTAAGAAAACTGGAATAGCAGTAACTGATGCGTTTGCGTAAATGTTAAATGCAATGTCCGAAGAACTTGCTTTAGTATTTGCAATAGCAGTATCTGTAATTGCCGCACTTGATACCATAGTAACTGTAGTGCCACCATTGTGTGCTTTCAGAATAATTTCTGCTTCGCCATTCTCACCATCGTGATCACCCCAAACACTACCTTTTACAAGGCTTGTTCCGTAAACTGCGTATGCTGTTCTAGAAAACTGTCTTAGAATTGCACTTTCTGTTACAAATTGTGAGGTTGTAGTGCTGTATTCTTTTAAAGAAACAGTTGAACCACTATTTGGTGTTGTTGTTTGCATGTAAAAATCACCTGACTGTAATGCTGATGCATCACTTCTGGTTGAAGGAACTGATAAATGGCTTGCAAATTGGAAGTCTTTCGAACTTGCTGATTGCCATGCTGTTGCTCCTACTAGTTGCCACACATTAGATAATTTCTGGTAAAAAGAAATGTTATCTGCTTGTGTGCCATCTGCGTCAAGATATCTTACACATATTTCGTTGTTTTTTCCGAAGGCCGCTTTTGGAACGCCTCCTGATTGTAAATCACTTGCTGAAGAAACTTTTACATTACTTGATTCGGAAATCCAGTTTGTACCATCATACTTTTTAAGTCCCCATACTGTAGATGCTGAGTCTAACCAGTATGTGCCGTCTGCTGGTGAAGAACTAGGAGCAGTTGCACTACTCTCTAATTCTGCCAAGTCAACGTCGGCTCTTAGGACGTATGCTCTATTGGCAATTCCTAAGAAACTGTATGCGGCCATTAATCCATATTCATTAGTTTCGTCACCGTGGACGGGTGTACCGCCTGATGTTTTGAAACTTGGATTACCGTAAGTTTGTAATAATTCTCTTTGTGAAGTAATTTGATATAGTTTGTTTGCTGTTGCTGATGTTGTATATCCTGCAGTTGTACTTCCGTCTGGACCTTTTTTATCTTGAGCCGTTGCAATAACGATCAAAGGAACAGTTCCGGAACCTGCTGGTGAGTAAAAACTTTCGTCTGAAACACTTATACTTACACCAGGACTGACTAAAGTTGCCATATTAAATCTCCTAATATATTAGTTAATACGTTCGCGTATGTACTTATTTATCTAAATAGAGATATTTAGGTGTATTAGAGAAATTGCCCGATATTAGGCGATATTATACTAGTTTTAGTGCTGATTTAAAGATATCTTGCTGGATTTTTAGTACATCTTTATACAGGTCTTCCAGTGTTCCAACGTTTTTAATGACGTAATCCACATCATATCCTGCCCAATTCCACTCACTTTCATGAACATCTTTGTACTTTGTTTCCATAATCTTGCGTGAAATTGCATTTTCATGTGCTGTTTTGGCGGTCTCATACCATTCTGGAAGTTCTTCTCGTTGCACCCATATGATTTTTCCACCTAAGTTTTTAATAAGATCTAATTCATTTCTAAATCTAGCATCACTTATTACTACACATTTAGCACCACCTTTACGTCTTAGTCTATATTCTAAACTGTTTAGCCAAATATCTTGATGGAAATGATTACGCATTACATCAGTTCCGAGTAATTGAAGTGCTAGTCTAGGTGTAAAGTTAGGTATGCCTGTTTTGCGAGTCCAAAAAATATCAGGTGTTTCACGAAATTCTCTACTTTCAGTTGTATCGCCTTCAAGCAAGGCTCTTTCCCAACCAAATGTTGATGCACATACGTCTTTTAATGGATTTGCAAAACTATCATGCTTACAGCCGGCATCTACAAATTTGTTAGCAACTGTGTCTTTGCCTGAACCTATAAATCCTACTATGCCTATTAAATTCATTTAGCCTATTACAAATCCTAAAGGTTGATTACCTTCTTCATAATTATGAACTGCTTCTTGTAACTTATCAAGTTCAACCTGTGCTTCTGATTTAAGAGCATCACCATTTAACTGGATAGCACCTCCGGCACCTGGAAGTCCTGATGTGTATTTACTTCTTGCTTCACCTAACATCATTTTAGATAGAGAAAGTGTATATTGTGAAAGCCAATTACTTGCATAGACGTCAACTAACAATATACTTTCTGGAATATAATTATAAACACCTACTGCAACTTCTTCTTCATGTCTGACGTTTCTTAAAATTTTAAGTTTTTTAGTATTCCTATTCCATAAAAAGTTATACTCACTACCAAATACACGACCAATAGTTTCTTTGTATTGTGCAAATGCATCAAATACTGCAAGTCCGCCTATTTGTCCTGCTTGTAGCATATACATATTATTGAATGCAACGTCAAATGGATCAAAGTTTGTTCCACCTCCGCTGTTAGTACCTATACCTCTACGGTATAAACGTCTAACTTCCATTACCTCATCAGGCAATTGGTATTCCGTTTGATTTTCTACTGTTTGAATAAAGATAATACTCTCTTCAACACTACCTGCACTTAACTGTCTGTATCTAGCAAGTGACTTATCTATTGCAACGTCATAGTGCTCTCGGTCTAATTCGACATCCACTATGCCATCAGCAAGACGTAATTGTGTCTCAGTGATTAATTGTTCTCTACTTTTATATCCTATTTGATCTTTTGGCATACTACTATTTATCAGAATACTTGTAGTATAATTGTGTTGTCATTGATTCTACCATTCATTTTGATTCCTGATGTTGTTAATTCATCAAACGACTTAGCAAACTTTGTTTTTGCTGAACCAGTCCAATTACTAATCTGCTCTTTTGGCTTTCTAAGTGTTTTTTGCATACTTAGTTTTGCATCAAAGTCTTGTATTGTTGTTCCTTTAACCATTAAGCCGGCACCGGGCCTGGCCATATTACGTGGATCTTTATTGGATGCATGGTATACTCCAATCTTTCTAGTTTTAGTGTTATATACCCAAAGTTCATTTGCATATACAATTTCAGTTGCTGGTATACTTGCTACACCTAAGTCACTACAATTGACTTGGCACTTTAATTTCTTCACTATGACGTCCTTAGACCGTGCCTTAGGCTTACGAGCACGTCTTGTATTGGCTTTTGTGGCAATAATAGTATCACATGCTGTATTAATCTTTTCAAACAGTTCTACGAAGTCCTTACGCATTTTAGCAGTAAAGTGGCCATACCCTTCTTTTATGTCAGGATCAGTCCATGCTTTTACTTCTAATGCTTCTGTATATGCAGGCTCAAAATCATCTTTTATAAGTTTAGCATGAGGGCCTTTTATTTCAGGCCGATAAATTATCATTTCGTGATATGGATCAAACGTTTTGATATCAAACTCACCGTCTACTAGTTTGTCCATGTTGTGTTCCCAAGTAGCACACAATTCTTCTATCTGCTGTTTCATTCTTTCTTGAATACTAATAACTGGTTTTAATTTTTTTTCTGCTATTGCTTCTTTTTTCTCTGCTAAAATTTTCTTACCACGTGATACCCACTCTTCTTTTCTTTTTTCGTAATGGGATCTAACCGACTCAGGCATATAATCTAATTTATGATGTATGTAAATTGATATAGATGAACCACTAAATGCCCAATCCGGATTTGCTAGAATAAATTTTGATTCTTCTGCAGACCATCCGGAATGATCTTTAACCCATTTTTTAACAATAGGCATATATTTTGCTTTGTTAATTTCTGTACGGACAAAATATTCGCAACTTTTAAATGCTATTGCTTGTTCCTCTGGATCAGTTAGTAGTTTTAACTCTTTCCATTTGGGTTCTGTTGTTATGTATAGTGAACGTGTTTTCGTTTTTCTTTTAGCCATGCAATCTCTCTAATCGTCAAAGTGTTTAATATCAGGATCATTATATAATACCTGAATTGCTACAGGCCATTTTTTAAACCTGTTTATATTCGACTTATCAATAAGTGCGTGTTCATCATGGTAAAAGCGGGTAATTTGAATCATTCCGGAGAATCTGCCTTCTCTTTCACCTGCTCTAAACATGAAGTATGAATTGGCCAAGACAAATAGTAAAAACCCAACTATAAATTCTAAACTCATAAGATTACACTCCAATAAAAATATTAGTATAGCAGGTAATCTTAGATTGTCAAGAACTATTTTCCTTTAGAAAATTTACGATCCTGATTATAAGGGAGATTTTGTTCGAATATTTCTTTCCACGTTGCAATAGTTCGATCTAGGCCTTCGCTTAGTTCTACTTTAGGGGTCCAGCCTAGGCGTGTTGTGATCTTATGATTGGTGCTGTTAAGCAAATAGATCTCGCCTGGTCTTGCTGGTTTAGTGTTCCAATTAACGTGTCCATTCCAGCCTAACTTGTCTGCAATCATTTTTACATAATCTTTAATTTTAATTGCATTGTCAGGTCCTATACAAAAGATTTCTCCTTGGCATTTGTCTGGATTTGTAATTACTGTTTCCCATGCATCAAGTAAATCATCAATG